TGGTGATGTTATTGACTGGAAGACAAGCAAGGTAAAGAACCTTTCATACTTCCCATCAACACAACAGCGTTGGCAGGTTCAGACCTATGGCTACCTACTGGCTAAGAATGGTCACAATGTAAAACGTGTCTCGCTTGTCGCCATTGCACGTGATGGTGATGAGCGAGATGTTAAAGTTCACACAGAAGACTACAACGAAGCAATGGCATTAGAAGCCTTAGCTTGGTTGGAAGGTGTGAAGGTATCTACCGAGGCACCAGAACCAGAGCGTGAAGAAAACTACTGCAAATTCTATTGCAAGTTCTATGACGCAAGTGGGCAGTTAGGATGCGTTGGTCTAAAAAAAGAACGTATCGCTAGTGAAGAGGTGTTAATCCAAGATAAGGATGCCTCAACTAATGCGATGATCTACTTACAATTAGATGAACAAATTAAAAACTTGACAAAGCAAAAGGATTCACTAAAGTCTTCCCTTGAAGGTATTGCTGGCGTTACTGATACTGGAATACAGGTGAGGTGGTCTAGCATAGCTGGGCCAACATCAGTAGACAAAGATGAAGTACTTGCTAAACTAGGTTATGTACCTACTAAGCAAGGTGCAGATTCATTACGGTTAACAATCAAACAATCTGGAGGAAAGTAAATGGCTGCAAACGAAAACACAAAGTTCCAAGTAAACTTCAAGACAAGTAGTGGAACACTTATTAATCTTTATGCAACTGATATCAAAGAACTAGAGACAGGTCTTACGGATCTATCAATGGTATCTACTCTTATCAAGTCAACAGATGCAGAACTCAATGGCGGTAAAGCACCAGCACCTACTGTTGAATCAATATCAAGACAATTTGAAAACCCACCTGTTGCGGCACCTGCTGTTGTCGAAGGTCAGGCACCTAGCTGTAAGCACGGTGTAATGAGCTTCCGTACAGGTACTTCTGCTCGTGGCCCTTGGAAGGGCTGGATGTGTGCTGCTCCAAAGGGTGCAGTAGATAAGTGCGCAACTATCTGGGCTTAATGAATGCGGGAACCACACGAGTTTGAGGTTCCTTTATGTGCTCAGGTAGGTGGAGATCTTTTCTTTCCTGAAAGGGAGAACGAAGGCAAGCTTGCACGTCTGAGCATTGCATCAGCAAAATCAATCTGTCGTGGTTGTCAACACATTACTGAATGTGCTGAGTGGGGTATCCGTAAGGAACGTCACGGTATCTGGGGTGGACTCACTGATAGTGAGCGAAAGAAGATACGCAATCAACGACGAATAACATTGGAAGAGGAGAAGAGTGCTTAACCTATCCCGTGCCTGGGGCGGTGTGACTACCAAAGCCACACCACTTCCTGACGTGTGGAAAAATCTAGTTAAGCACTCTATCAAGTTCCGTCGCGGTCAAGTCTGTATGGTCGCTGCTGCACCTAATGCTGGTAAGTCAATGTTTGCATTGATATATGCAATCAAAGCGCAGGTTCCAACGTTATTCTTTTCTGCTGATACAGACACAGCAACAGTAATGATTCGTGCTGCTGCTCATCTTTCGGGTCACACACAAGTGACTGTCGAAGGTAACATCAATAAAAGTCAGCGCCACTATGATCCTTACCTGGCTAAGGCTTCTCACATTCAATGGGTCTTTGACTCCAGTCCGTCTCTTGATGATATTGAGATGGAGATTAAAGCCTATGTTGAACTCTACGGTGTGATGCCAGAGTTGATTATCATAGACAACCTAATGAATGTGGCAGCAGAGACAGATAATGAATGGGCTGGGCTTCGTGCAATTATGATGGAGTTGCACGATATGGCACGTAAGACTGAGGCTTGTGTGCTTGTACTCCATCACGTAAGCGAACAGAGCGAGTATGGTTCTCCTATGATGCCACCACCTAGACGTGCTATTCACGGAAAGGTGAGTCAACTACCAGCTCTAATCCTTACGCTTGGGTACGATCCTTCACAGGGTCTACTTCGGATAGCATCAGTCAAGAATCGTTTTGGTCCACACTACGCAGATGCTTCACAATGGGCATCTTTATTTGTAGACTTTGGTTCTTGTCAAATAGGCGATGATGATGCGCAAGGTAGGGCCTACCTGCGTGGCAACAACGAGGAGAGTACATATGGTGCTATCTAACTACGCTCTAACAATAGAAGAGGAAGCCGTTTGTGTTGAAGTTGGATATCAAAGACAGAAGCCATACTTTGCTGACCCAATGAAGAATGTCAATTACTCAGAGGGTGACCTATGGGAAATGTGGCAACACGTTGTGTGTGCAGGATCAGAACTTGCATTCGCACGTATGGTCGGTAAGTATGACTTCACTCCACACTACAATAAATGGAAGTCAGAACTAGATATTCCAGGGTTCGGAGAAATCCGTTACTCGTTTCCACCAGTGAGAGGAATGCGTTACTCATCTAGAGATAACGATAACCTTGTGTATGTGCTGATGTCTGATGGTCTATGCCATAAGACACGAAGGGTTGGACCTGATTGGAAAGGCCCTGAATACAAAGCTATTGGCTGGAAACTTGGCTCCGAATGTAAGCGTGAAGAGTGGAGATATAATGATAGGACTTGGTATGTGCCAGTTACATACCTTAATTCTATGGAAAGTTTGATATTTAATGGCGAATAAAAACGGACGCAAAGGTTCTCAGTTTGAAACAGATGTAATGAAATGGTTCCGCAAAGCTGGAGTCATTGCAGAACGTCTGACCAAAGCTGGGGCAAAAGATGAAGGTGATATGGTTGTTATCATATCTGGAGAAACCTACATCTTAGAACTCAAGAACAGGCAGACCCTTTCCCTGCCCGAGTTCTGGAGAGAAGCACAAGTTGAGGCGCTTAACTATGCACAGGCACGGGGGCTTGGGGAAGTTCCTATGTCTTACGTCGTAGTTAAGCGTCGCAACGCTTCAATAGATCAGGCTTGGGTAATCCAAGACTTAACTCAATTCCTAAAGGAGAAACAATAATGCCAGTACCAGGTGGAGAAATAACAACAACAGAGATACTAGTACCAGAAGTTGTACCAGTTGAAGAGGTAGAAGATGATTTGCCAGAACTGCCTTAAAGGTGGAGAAGAGAACGGCCTTGCTCACTACAAACGTTCAGCTCATTGGCACGATAAGTGTGATGATAAGGGGTGTGTATGTCAGCACAAGACTGGTCCAGGATACGTAAAGCGGGACGGTACAAAGGTTCCGTTGATGCAACTTCAATCCCCATAGGGACTATTGTTTCCTATTACGGTGGAGAAGTAAGAGAAGGTAAGTCAGCAGCAGTTCGTTGCTGTATACATACAGATAGCAGACGTAGTGCTGTGATGAACACGTATGACAACCTTTACTTCTGCCACACCTGCGGTAAGGGTGGCAGTTCAGTAGATGTTGTTATGCACATAGAGAATTTGGAGTTTAAGGATGCCCTCAATCGCGCAATCGAAATCATTGACGGAAGCGGCCAAACATTACAGTCGAAACATAAGCGCGGAAGCTCTAAGTTATCTAGAAGAACGTGGAATATCTGATGTTATTGCCAGCCAGTACTCGTTGGGTACGGTTACAGATCCTATCAATGGTCACGAGATGCACCAAGGTTGGCTTTCTATTCCTTATATTACTGCTTCTGGTTCTTGCGTTGGGTATAAGTTCCGCAGACTAGATGATGGCAAACCAAAGTATGGATCTCCAACAGGACAGAAGGCACACCTATATAACGTAGGTGATATAACTATTGATTCCTCTTACATTGCAGTATGTGAGGGTGAACTAGATGCTGTGGTCCTGTCTGGATTGATAGGCATACCAGCAGTGGGTGTACCTGGTGTACAAGCTTGGAAGCCACACTTTCCAAAGCTCTTTACTGGTTACGATACTGTCTTTGTTATTGGTGATAATGATATTAAAGAAGATGGCACTAATCCTGGTGCTGAGTTTGCTAAGCGTGTCGCGCAAGAGGTTTCTAATAGCACAATAGTAACATTACCCCCATCAATGGACATCAATGACTTCTATCTGGCTAAAGGCTTAGATGCAACGAAGGCTTTGTTACTAGGTGAGAAGGATGAGTGATGCCGAATGGACCATAGTGGTACAGACTTTGCAGCATATGGGCTTTCAAGTCCTGAGCCTAGACAGGTCCAACGAGATACTGGTAGTAAGACCGCAACCAACCCGTTAGTAGATCACGCTGCCGTTACTGGCTATCGTGCAATAGGTGTATCAACTGAGGACTTAACATCCTTCATTGAATCCTTTGCATCCCTTCGTGCTCAACGTGTTAAGGGTGTAGGCCACGAGCAGTATTCCCACGCTAAGGGTCAGAAGTTTGAGTCCTTTACTACATCAGACACCATTAGAGAATTGATTGAAGAGCTGGCAGATGCCAGCAACTACATAGACTTCCTTGCTATCAAGTTACTGAACATCCAACACACTATAGATTTGGTGCTACCTGACTGTGAGTGAACTACACAAATCCATCTACGACATAGCACCTAGCGTTGCTAGTGCAATAGCCCGTCGCTTTCGTGGCTACGTAGAAAGAGATGATGTCCTGCAAGAGTGCCTTGCTTGGGCATTGACACGTGGCAAACAGTTTGATGAGATGCTTAGTGAACCTAATCCAGTCCAACGTGTTATCAATGAGAAGCGTATAGCGTGGCAGATGAAGCGTACTGCTGAGCGTTATGCTCGCAAAGAGAAGGCCGCTAAGTCTGGCTATCGTACAGGTGATGAAGCCTTCTACGATACAGCTATGATTGCACAAGTATTGCCACACGTTATCGCATCTATCGTTGATGATACGGTGCTAGAGCAGGCTCAGAACCTTGTTAATGATGGCTCACCTAAGAAGCCTAGCGTTCCAGCAGAAGGTGGCAACCTGCTCGCTACCTTGATTGATGTCAAGCGTTCATACTTAAAGCTTGAAGTAGAAGACCAGACCATACTTCGTATGCGATACCACGAGGGGCAGACCTTACAACAGGTAGCAGGTATTTTAGAGTGTGCAGTATCTACCGCAGATCGTAGATGCACTAGCGCATTACGCAAAGTACAGAATGGTCTGGGCGGTGACAACCCTTGGCAATGAAAGAATTAGATTTGTTCTTGTTCCTAATGGATACAAAGTATCCAGACTTACAGAAGTCAGAGGGTATCTATGACTCCTTTGACTGCATTAGTCGTGACTCTAGTGCATACATAGAGTTGAAGTGTCGCAATACCCACTATCCCACGCTACTGATTGAAGAGTTTAAGTATCGAAAGCTTATTACCCAAGCGGCAGAGCGAAATCTCAACCCCTTCTATATCAACTCGACTCCAGAAGGGGTCTTTTCTTTTGACCTAATGGATGTAGCAGAACCAGAGTGGTTAAACCATTGGATGCCAGCGACTACCGAGTTCTCTCGTTCCAACAAGGTAAGTAAGTTGGTAGGTTACTTACCAATAGAAGAGGCAGTAAAGTTATGAGGGAAGTCTAATGGTTATCTTTGATTTCTTTTCAGGAACTGGAAGCTCTACCCAAGCGTTCAAAGATGCTGGTCATACTGTCATTACATTTGAGCTTGATAATTTCTTTGAAGCTACTGAGCACGTAGATATATTGCTTCTTAATGCTAAAGATTTAATAAAAAAATATGGTCAACCAGATTTTGTATGGGCATCTCCACCTTGTACTGCTTTTAGTGTGGCCTCAATAGGACACCATTGGTTCCAGGGGGGGGGGAATCCATTGCCAAGAACAGAAGCTGCTAAATTTAATCAAGAATTAGTGCGGCACACTTTGCAACTTATTAATGATTTAATGCCAACAAAGGGCTGGCTTATGGAAAATCCACGAGGAATGCTTCGTAAGCTAAAAGTTGTAGAGGGTATCCAGCGTAGAACCATTACCTACTGCCAGTATGGTGATGAAAGAATGAAACCAACCGATTTATGGGGATACATTCCTAAGTGGACACCACGACAACCCTGCAAAAATGGTATGCCCTGTCACATAGCTGCACCAAGAGGTTCAAAAACTGGAACACAAGGATTAAAAGGATCAAAGGAAAGATCAATGGTTCCTTATGAGTTAGGGAAAGAAATCTTAGAGTCTATTGGGGTTGAAAATGATCTATGACTACAAGTGTGGCAAGTGTAATTCAACTGTATCAGTTGAGCGTTCTATCCACGAGGAGGCATCTACTCCTATGTGCTTTGACTGCCACGAGATTATGAATCGTGTATGGGATTCACCTTCGGTTACATTTAAGGGTAAAGGCTTTTACTCTACCGACAAGTAAGAACCCCACCACAGGAAGGGTTGTGGTGAGGCTCTTGTTACTCGGAAGAGGTGAGTAAATTAAACTATAACATACTCTCTAAACATTCTAAACACTTACTCTGATCTTCTGCTACGGTGTCATTACCACATTCATTGCAAATCTCCATTAGTACCAACCTCGTCTATCGCTATGCCTGAGAGCGCGACACGCACTCCCTCTGTAGCGATGACCAATGTATCGTATGCCGTGAAGGATTTGTAGTTCAGGCTCTCTACTACGTTCTCTAAGGAGCTGAGCAATTCCGTAAGCTGTTGATCTAGGGTTGTCTGCGAGGTGGTCAAACCTGCTTTCACGGGTCCATAAGGTGATAAGGCACGTCGTTTCTGCTCTCGTATAACCGAGAGCTTTACTAAACTTGTATGCGATTCGTTTGTTTTCACCCTTCTCCTCCATTGTTGCCTTGGTTTGTATCGGTTTGGGTAAGGGCAATTCCCCTAGCCTTTGCACGTGCAACGATACGAGGGCTAATAGTAGTACCGTTAAGATCAATCCACGCTTTGCCTTCTTGTTCATCACTCACCTTCTCCTTCTCCAGTAATTCCTTATAGGTATCTGGATAGGCCTGTGCTAATTTCACCAAGGCACGATCCCTTGCTCTTCGATAGTTGCGATAATAGACGGCCTGTTTTGCCGCACTCGCCAGTCGCTTCTCACTCTCCATTAATCTTATTCTCCCATACAATTAGGACGTATGCCAGTAGCATTACGCCTAGGATACCCAAGAAATAGCTCATTGATTCACCGCCAATACCGCATAGATAAGCTTGGTAATGTCAATAGGTTGGCCTACAAGGTGAGCGTCTTCGTCGTCACTCTCCCAACCCGATACGAGGATCCTGCAATTGACAGGGCTATTGCGTAGGTAGCGGATAGCTTCGTGCGTATCGTTGCCACCCCAGATCGCCTCACCCTTCTCATCTACCACTTCATATAGATTCACAAGCGTGGATACACGTGGGTGGAATGCAATTACTTCACTCATTCTCCCCCTGCCCTTCTGAATATATATCTACCATAGACAATGCGTAGGTCATTCTCATTAGATTCATACCCGCCTCCTTCTCCGTCTCCTCTTCTTGTATCTGGATCAATGCAAGGTCACGGCACAATTCTGCCTTAGCTTGCCAGTATTCTTTATTCATTACTCTCCCCTTCCTTCTCTTCTAAGGTATCAAACTCTTCGGTTATCTCTTCTTCGTCGTCTT